CTGTTCAAGTTCAAGAGCCCAGTGACACCAAGCCAGGAGAGTTTGAAACATCTGAGTTTATCGCCATCTTCAAGAGAGAAAAGATGTCGAAGCTTCAAGACAGTAAGGACGATGACAATATTGGTTTGATCAGAAAAGTTCTTGTTGGCTGGGAAGGCATCGTTGACGAGGATGGAAAAGAAGTCCCGTTCAGTGATGGAGTACTGGAAGAACAAGCCGATGATGCTGATTGGATCAAGGCTGTGTTGAACACTTACGCGGCAACCTACGCAGAGGCAGAAGCGGGAAACTAAAAGCAGCCGCTGCTTATTGGGCCTCAGGTGATGCCCCTGTCGAGGACAAGACAGGGGAGGATGCAGCGGCTTTTGGTTTAGAACTGCCAAAACCAAAGCCAAAACCAAAAGAGTCAAATGACTTTGAGGTTTGGGAAGAGAACTGGGAAGCAGTAATGATGTTTCTGCGTATGCAGACCCAGTGGCAAGTGACCATGGGTGGCTTTGTTGGGTTGAGATATGAGGTTTTGTTGTGTTCCGGGGGCTTGTTTGACCTCTACAATGTGGAAGATCGTCGCGACACGCTGGAACGTCTTCAAATTTTGGAGGCAGCAGCTCTTAACGAACTGAGGAAGCGCTCTGATGGCAAAGGCAATTAGCACTCTTTCCATCGAGGTTGACTTCAAGGACACAGGCGCTCAGGCTGTAATTGACAAGATCGGCAGCTCAATATCGAAGTTAAAGGTTATATCAGGCCCAACTGGTCAAACAATTCAAAAACTTAGAAATGAGGTAACGCAATTAGGGCAGAAGGGTAATAACAGTATTAGCACAATAGAGGGTCAGATTGGTGCGCTAAGGGGACTGAGGAGAGAAGCTGATTTAAACAGCAAAGAGTTCAAAGAGCTAACAGGCGATATTGAAAAGTACACAGAAAAGCTGCAAAAAGCGCAAGGCAAGCAAAAGAAAAAGGGGCTTAGTGGGAGACAAGTAGCTCAAGGCGTTGGCACAATTGCTGCAGGTGGAATATTTGGGGGACCTGAAGGCGCAATTGGTTCTGCCATAGGCCTAGCGCTTGGAGGCCCTGCAGGCGCTGCTGTAGGTGCTGCGCTTGGCGCTCAAGTTTCTGCCTTTAGAAAGACGCTAGCCGCTGTAGCTGAATATTCAGCCAGTCTTAGAAAATCAAGGATCGCCCTTGAAGGAGTTTCTTTAAGTACTTTTGAATACAACAAGGCACTTCAAGCAATTGAAGAAAGTACCAAGGCTTTTGCAATTCCACAGTCAGTTGCAACGAAGCAATTCACAAAGCTTCAGGCATCTGTTGTTGGCGCAGGAGGCAGCGTAGCAGATACTAAATCTGCGTTTGACGGAATCGTGGCTGCTGTTAGGGCAACAGGCGGGTCATTGACTGATGTCGACTCTGCGCTAACTGCTACAGCCCAGGTGTTCAGTAAAGGCAAGGTAAGTGCTGAAGAATTACGGCAACAGCTTGGAGAAAGGATTCCTGGAGCTTTTACTTTGTTTGCGGAGTCTATGAATAAGACTCCTGCAGAATTGGATAAAGCGTTGGAGCAAGGCAAGGTCAGCCTGCAAGACTTCCAAGCATTTGCAGAGTTGTTATTTGACAAATACGGGGAGACTGCAAAGATAATCGCAAAGGGTCCAGAATCGGCTGGGGACAGGCTTCAGGTCTCTCTTGAAGAACTGCAAGAATCAATTGGACCTGCTTTGGCTGACATAGGCGCTAAATTCCAAGAATTTAGCAATGATGTTGTCAAGTTTTTAATTCCAGTAGTGGATTATTTAAACCGAATCTTCAATATCGGACAGACAAACAACCTGAAAGCTTACAAAGAAAGTCTAAAAGAGTTAAGTGATTTAGACGCCAAGATTACCGCAAAAGAAGTCTTTATCCAAAGGGCAGTTGAGGGTGGTGCAGGGAAGTCTGCTCTTGACGTTCTTGAAGAGGATTTGAATTCATTGAATAGTAGACGCAACAAGCTGACAAAAAAAATAGCACTTCAGGTCGCTTCTCTTCCAGCTGTCGACTCAAGGGAGCCAAAAGGCCTGCCAGGCATCGATGACGACGAAGAAGACAAAGGCACAGGCACAGCACGAAGCGCTCTTGCTGCTTTAAATAGAGATACAAATAAAGCATTTGCAGAACTAGAAACTACTTTTAAAAATCTTGCAGAAGCGAGAACTAGAAGTATAAGAGATCAATTTGACTTGCAGATTGAAAAGGCTAGAGCGATTGGTGATGACAGGCTTGTGTTCACCCTGTCACAGGCAAAAGAGCTAGCAAAAGTTGAAACTGTTATCGATGGATTGACTAGCCAAATAGCCAAACGAAGAGCGGCAATAGCTGAAGCCTCAGCGAAAGGTGCCGACGTTTCTCGCCAGCAAAACAAGTTGTCAAGAGAGCAGTCCGCGCTAGGCGTAGCCATTGAGAGCAGGGAGTCTTTGATCCTAAAACATAAAGCTCAACAGGTAGTCTTTGAGAGAAAAAGAACAGAGGAGATTGAAAAGCAGTCCAAAGCGTTTGAGGCTCAATTCCTCGATCGCCAAAGACAGCTTGGTTTAATTTCTAGAGAGGCATACAATGCAGCACTGCTTGAAAGAGAAACCAATCGGTTGTCTGGCATTAAGGAACTAACTCCCGAGCAAAGAGCAAGGGGGCTGGAGCAGTATAGGCAGACCATTGACCCAACTCTTGCAGAAGGCTTGAGGGCGAATATTTCTAAGCTCAAGGATGAATTGTTTGAGCTGACCAATCCGATCAATTTAATTACTAACGCGGCAACAAATATTGGCACTGCATTCACCAATTCATTCAGAAGCGTTATTGATGGCAGCGCTACTACTCAAGAAGCACTCGCAAGTTTCTTTAAAAATATCGGCAACTTCTTCCTAGATATGGCCGCGCAGATTATTCAAAAGATGATCGTGATGTTTATCTTAAACAAGGTAGTGGGTCTGTTGCCTGGCATGAGTGGTGGTGGTGGTGGTGGTGGTGACATCTTTAGCGATATTGCTTCAAGGGGTGGGTTGCGCATGGCTGATGGCGGAGCATTCGCCAAAAACAAAATCATCCCTTATGCCAAAGGCGGCATCGTCAACAAGCCAACAATGTTTGCTTACGCCGATGGCGGCGCCGGTCGTTTTGGAATCATGGGTGAGGCAGGGCCAGAAGCTATTCTTCCTCTTCGTCGTGGCCCTGGCGGCAAGCTAGGAGTTGAGAGTTCTGGCGGAGTCGGTAATGTTGTGGTGAATGTCGATGCTTCTGGCTCTAGTGTTGAGGGTGACAATGAAGAGGCAGGACAACTCGGCAAGATGCTTGGTGCTGCGGTTCAAGCAGAACTAATTAAACAAAAACGACCTGGAGGTTTACTCGCAAGCTGATGGCTACTTTCCCCAACATTTCCCCTGATTACGGCGCATCAAAAAAATCCAAACCGAACATACGCATTGCGCAATTTGGTTCTGGCTATTCGCAGCGTTCTACTTTTGGTTTAAATCAAGATCCTAAAACATGGGACCTAGAATTCAAATTTTTAGAGTCTGGCGATGCGAACACTATTGAGGATTTTTTAGAAGCTCGCGGCGGTGTTGAGGCTTTTGAGTGGTCACCACCTGACGAAACTGACACCTATAAATGGATTTGCCGAGAATGGTCTAAAGCATTGCCTGTTGGTTTAAGGTTTACGATTACTGCTACTTTTGAGCAGGTGTTTGAGGCATGAGCACGCCTACGTCAATTCAAACAGAGATTCAATCGCTTGAGCCATCTGCGATTATTGAGTTGTTTGAGCTTGAATTAACTGAGGCAGTAAATGGCATTGACACTACTTTTTACTATCACGCTGGCACAAATGAGCTGACCGAAAATATTGTTTTCAATAATGTTACTTATACGGCTTATCCAATCGAAGTTGATGGGTTTGAGGTGACAACCAAAGGCACTTTGCCTCGTCCTTCAATGAGAATCGCTAACGCAAACAATGCAATCTCAGCTTTGCTTGTTTTATACAAACCATTGCAAGCGAAGGTAAAACGAATTAGGACTTGCCGAAAATTTCTCGATAGCGTTAATTTCAGCACAACAAACGCAACAGCAGACCCAACAGCAAAGTTTGAAGATGAAACTTGGTACATCGACCGCGTTGCTAACGAAAATCCTGAATTTGTTGAGTTTGAACTTACGAGCAAACTAGATCTTACTAACTTGCGGCTCCCTCGCAGACAGGTTCTTGAGCAGGAAGGATTCCCAGGTGCGAGACTTTCGGCCTGATGCTGAACGCCACGCAGCAGAGCAAGCGCCTTATGAAGCCTGCGGCGTTGTTGTAGATGGTCGGTATTGGCGTTGCCGCAACATTGCAGAAGATCCTGAGCAGGATTTTGTGATTAACCCGCGTGACTATGCGATGGCTGCTTTATGCGGCAAAGTTGAGGCTGTGGTCCATTCGCACCCGATGGGCGGCTTTGCCAGTGAAACTGACAAGCTGGCATGTACTGGGACGCGGGTCCCGTGGCACATTTGGTCAATGCCGGAGCAAGAATGGTCAACTATCAATCCCTTCTAGGGCGCCAGTGGGATTACGGCGTCTCTGACTGCTTCACGTTGGTGCGTGACTACTTTGCGTTGCAGGGAGTTGTTCTGCCTGACTTTGCACGGCCAGATGACTTGGACACGTCTGACAGCATCTTTCTGCAGCAGGCCGAACGGATTGGCTTTCAATCTGTGGACTATGAGCAACGGCAGCCGGGAGACGTTCTGATTATGCGTTGCGAGACAAAGGAGCCGATGCACGCGGCAGTCCTTTTGCCTGACGAGCGAATTCTGCATCAGCGTCAAAACTCTTTGAGTGCGGTAGAGCCTTTAGGGCGATACTATGTCTCTAGAGTTTCGGCGGTCTTCAGGTATGCAGCAGACCGTCCGGCTGCTAGGTGATTTAGGCGAGCGATACGGTGCTGAACACGAGTATTTCAACCTGAAATCACCGGCAGAAGCAATCAAGCTGCTTTGCATCAATAAGCCTGAATTTATGCAAGAGCTTTGTGAAGCTCATGAACACGGCATTGGTTATCGGGTTATTCAGGCTGGAACGGATCTTGATTACCCCGATTTAGGGTTGCCGCTTGGCAGCCATGATTTGATCGTGACGCCAGTCGTCGCGGGCAGTGGTGGAGGCGGAGGTTTAGGCAAAATTTTGGCAGGTGTTGGTTTGGTTGCTGCTGCCATATTTCTTGGTCCGATTGGTTTTTCCGCTATTGGCCTTTCTGCTCCGCTGTTAGCAGCTGGCACTGGGATTGCTACTGCTGTAGGCGCAATCGGCGCTTCTTTGATCCTTGGGGGCGTAAGTGAAATCATCGCGCCGCAGCCGGTCATTCCAAACTTGGGAGGCATGTTTGCCAGAAATAGGTTTTTATCAGCAGAATCCACTAGCACCGATGGCCCGCAATCAGTCACCAGAGGCACTGATGGGCGGCAGTCTTATGCGTACACCGGAGCCGCTAATACCGTGGGCGTTGGTGCGGTCATCCCGGTTGCTTACGGGGAAGTCTTATCAGGCAGCCATTTGCTTTCAGCAACCGTAGAAGTCGCAGACGATTCAGACCCCTTAAAGAGTGCGATTAAGGCTCCAGGTCCGCAAACCATATTGGTCGGCGGTGAGGTTTTGAACTTTGGCAGTTTTCAAAGTGCTTCGGGCGTTGAAGTTCGCCGCACCGGTACTAACTACAACGGGAACGTAAGTAGGGTTAAGCAAAAAAGAGCGCACATAAATTTAATATCAGGAGCTAGTTCAAGTGCCAAAAGTAGCCAAATAGATGAAAGAGATGGCGTACGCGAAAAGTTTGACTTTGTTTTTAGCTTGGTGAACGGATTGCATGAGCCAGTAAGCGGTGCTGGTAGCACATTAGTTGACGCATTTTTTACTTATCGTTTGACTATTATTGGAAATTTTGAAAGCGGGCCTGATCAAGTAATTGGTTCATCTCAAGCAACAGTGCAGGGCTTGCTTTTAGCTAATCAAGGGTACAAGTGGATGCACAGAATGTCGCATGGGGACGCAAGCAACCTCAACAAGGTTTACCCGGAGGTAGAAATTATTGAAGCCAGAGCACTATCCGGGCAGACGCTCTTTTGGCAAAGCTACGGCTACGTACAATTTGAAAGGTACGATTGACCTATGGCTCTTAACTCCACTTCTGTTATCAAAATCATTGACCTTCTTTGCGAGGGGCCAATCCAAGGCATTGTTGGCGCGTCTGATGGTATCTCTGTCGAGGAAACGCAGATCAGTCAGTTCTCAAAGAGTGATGTGGATTATGATTTCAGAACTGGCGGCTCAACGCAAACCCGCTTGCCGCAAGGCGCAGCTGGTACGTCTACGGTCACTGAAATTGGCGTAGAAGTTGGGAAAAATTACTCTGAAACATTAGACGCGAACAACCAAGTTTTGGCGCGTGATTATGGGCCAGGTCAAATTGTTCGACAGGTAACAGACACAAAATCTGAGTTTGTTGAACTTCTACTTTCAATCCCCGCCTTGTTTTCGACAGCTAAAGAGGGGTTAGCCTCTGGTCAACTTTTTTGGGGCAAAGTTAGATTTATTGTTCAAATACAATCGCAGGGCAGCTCATTCGTCACTAAATACGACAAAACCATAACAGGTGTGTCAACGAGTGATTATCAATTTAAGACTCCTCGCTTAAGCCTAGACGGCACTGGGCCATGGAACATCCATCTCCGAAAAATAGATTTAGGCGAAGATCATTTTGAAGTAAAATTTAGAAATTTTCAGGACTTAGCCGCAAACACGCCATTAGAAGGTTCACGCTCAAATAGATTGTTTTGGACCTCATTGATTGAAGGCATATCTTCAACTAAAACCTATCCTTTTTCTGCGGTAGCTGGGCTTTCCCTATCTACAAGACAGTTCAATAGTGTTCCGACTAGGTCTTACAAAATAAAAGGAAGAATCGTAAGCATCCCTCACAACGCTGTTGTTGAAAAAGACGGGAGCTTGAGTTTTTCCGGCACTTTCAACGGCAGCCTGAGACAAGCGTGGACTACGTGCCCGGTGTGCTGTTGGCACGACATGCTCACCAACACTCGCTACGGTGCTGGGGATTTTGTCGAAGCGTCAAACATCAGCTGGGTTGACCTTTACCCTCTGGCGCAATACGCAAATCAAAAGGTCACAAACCCTGATGGCTCAACAGAGCCTAGGTTTGCGTGCAACACGATAATTGGCAACCAAGCAGAGGCTTTTAACGTCCTCCAGGATTTGGCAAGCGTTTTCCGTGGGATGCTTTTTTGGCGTGCCAACACGATCCAAGCAACGGCAGATCATGGCAACCTTGACGGGTCAGATATAAGCCCTGTTCACCTTTACACCAACAGCAACGTCATCGGTGGAGCGTTTAACTATGAAGGCACGTCACTAAAAACACGCAGCACCAGTATTCGCGTTAGGTATAACGATCCTCAAAATTTTTATAAGTCAAACTTTGTAGTCGTTGAAGACAACGATTTAATTACAAAATACGGTTATCAGGTTAAAGAAATCATCGCCTTTGGCGCAACCTCAAAGTTCCAAGCGCAGAGGATGGGCCGGTGGCTTATGGCGTCTGAAGAGCTTGATGGTGAAATCATCAGCTTTTCAACTGGCCTTCAAGGCGCTGTCGTTTTGCCGGGTCAGGTTTTTGCGGTTTCAGATGAGATGCGCCAAGGCGTGCGTCTGGCGGGCAGGGTAAGCAGTGCCACCACAAGCGCAATCACAGCAGATCAAACCATTGCATTGCCCGCAGGTTCAAGCCCCACGTTGACCTGCACTCTGGCCGATGGAACGGTTGAGGCCAGAAGCATTAGCAGCGTTTCAGGCGCTGTGATCAATGTGAGTGCGTTCAGTTCTGCGCCG